TGGACATGTCGCGCTGCGCCTGGTCCGCGAGGCCGAGGGCGTCGAACAGGTTGCCGAACGTGCCGGCGGCCTCGAGTGCCGCCTGCTTGCTGAGGCCCATCGCGCGGGCGGCGTCGTCGCTCCAGCGGTCGATGGCGTCCGCGCTGTCGCCGAACACCACGCCCACCTTGGACATGGACTCGTTGAGGTCGCTCGCCGCGTCGATGGCGCCGCTCGCGAAGTCGATGACGGCGTCCACCGCGAACGCCCCGGCCACCGCGGCGCCGATGCCCTTGGCCGCCTTGCCGAGGCCGCCCACGGTCTTGTTGACCGAGGCGACGTCCTTCTTGATGTCACCGATGTCACCGACGACCTGGAGCTTGAGGGTGCGGCCCTTGTCGGCCATCAGCGGGTCCTCTGGAAGTCGCGCCCGGCCTGCTCGACGTCAGCCCTCGTCGGGGGCCGGGACAGGCCCAGCCTTCGCAGCGGCGCGTGCTGGCCGAGGTGGTAGGCCACGATGGCGAGGACGACCCGGCGCACGGGCACCCGGTTGAACTCGGCGACCCACCGGACGGTGCCCATCAGATCTTGTCCAGGCTGTTCTGGAGCGCGCCCAGCCACCGCTCGAGCGCCTCGTCCTGCCGGTCGCGCACGGCCGGGTAGAAGAAGTAGCCGCGGGTGCCCCGGTGCGGGTGGTTCGCGAGCTGTGGCGTGCGTGACGACCCGCCACCGAACTCGGCCCCGCGCCACAGGTCGGCCACGCGCTGCCCCCTCCCGGCCCGCCGCCGGGACCACCCGCTGCCCGACGTCGGCAGGCGCCGCTCGTCGCCCAGCTGCACGACGGGGTAGCGGTCCTTGCGGGCCTTGATGTGGCCGACCATCAGGCCCGCCACGCCACCGACGGACCGGGCGCGGTCGTCCGCCTCGTCGGCGATGTCGCGCGCGATGTCCTGGCTCGCCTCGCGCATCTCCCGCTGTAGCTCGCGCGGCAGCGTCTTGAGCGCGGCCTGCGCGCCCTCGATGGTGTAGACGCGACCGTGGACCGCCATCAGGTCACCGATGCCTGCCGGAACGTGCCTGGGCGCGTGCCTCCTCCATGGCCTGAGCGCGGGCGCGCTCCTTCGCGATGCCCTCCATGAGGTCCCTCATCGCGTCGACCTCGCGCAGGGTCATGGCCCGCACCTCGGGGACCGAGCAGCCGAACAGGCGGGCGAGCTCGGCGTGTCGCCGGGCCCGCTCCGCCATCACGCTTCCGGGTTCTCATCGTCCTTCTTCGTCGTCGCCATCTCGGCCCACTGCCGGGGCGTCATGGCCTTGAATTCCTCGACCGGGCGCCCGGTGAACGCCGCGTACATGAGCGGGCGCAGCAGCCCCTGCGGTGCCTCGTCGTCGCCCCACTGACCCCACGGGACGCCGGACTGGCGCTCGATGGCCTCGATCTGGTCGAACGTCAGGTCGAGCACGCTGTAGCGGGGCTTGCCCGTCGCGGCCATGCCATGCCTCCAGACTGGTGCCCGACCCGGCGTCTGGAGATACCGGGTCGGGCATGGGTGGTGGGACTAGAGCGTCCCGGAGACGACCGTGCCGCTGGACACGAACGCGGCGGAGAACGCCACGGCGTCGTCGAGGCCGTTGCTCTCGCCGTAGCCGGTGATGTTCCCGAGCATCGTGTGGCTGTACTGGCCCGCCACCGACCCGGCCGGTCGGTAGATGAGCGTGCCCACGACGGTGCCCGCGATCTGCGCCCGCATGAGCGCCGCGGGTCCCGTGGACGCCGTGGGGTCGTAAAAGCCGTCGAGCGACATCTCCGCGCTGCGGAGGCCCGACAGGTTGGTGCGCCACGTCAGCCCCAGCACCGTGGTGTCCGCGTTGTCCACGGTCACCGGGAAGTCGATGGAGTTGCAGTAGGCGGAGATGTCGGTCCCGTTGAGGAGCACCTGCCCCCTCGAGCCATGGACGAACGCCACTTCGATGCTCCCTTCTCAGGCCGCCCGTTCGCGGCTGTAGCTCAGGTGGAACGTGATGCCGTTGCCTGCCGACCCACCCGTGCGGGTGGCGACGTATCGGACGTAGCGGCGGAGGGTCGCGCCGGACGCCGACGCCAGGCGCTGTGACGTGGCGCCCGTGGCCGCCGTGAAGGCGCCCCCGGACACGTCGAGCCAGTTGCTGTTGTCGGCGGAGTCCTGGAGCTTCACCACCCACGAGCCGCCGTCCACGAGCGTCACGTGGAGGTGGGCCACCCAGCCGGTCGTGGTCTGGGCTGCGTCGTCCTTGCCGGTGCCCGTGGTGGTGTTGGTGTCCTCGCCGAAGGGGTGGAGGACGTCGCCGAACGCGATGTAGGTCTGCGAGGTCACGTCCCACGCGAGCGCCACCGCGTCGTCGAGCGTGGACGAGGACCCCAGGCTGGTGCTGGTGGCGCTGACGAGCCGGGCGCGGTCGCCGACCGCGGAGTCCCCGCCGGGGCAGTAGGTCAGGACGCCGCCGTTCGTGCCCAGCTGGTCGTACAGGACCTCCTTCTGCGCGGCGTCCACGAAGCCCGCGAAGGACAGCGTCCCGGACGCGAGGCCCTTGAGGTTCTCCCGCCAGCCCTGCTGGAGCACCGTCACGTCGGCGTTGTCGATCGACACGTCCATGCCGGCGCCGTTGAGGTAGGCGTGGACGGCGGTGCTGTTCCAGTACACGGAGCCGCGGCTGCCATGGATCATCACACCACCTCGATGTCTACGGAGGATCCGAGCGCGGGCACGCCGTCCACCTCAAGCCCGCCGGGTGGGGTGAACGAGTCCCAGCCGCACGAGTAGGTGACCGACGCGAGGGCGGCGAGCACCCGGTCGCACGCCTCGTCGAAGATGTCCAGCGCCGTGTTGCCCGTGTCGCGGCGGTGGTAGAGGCCGATGAACAGGTTGAGCTGCTCCCTCTGCCGGCCGTCCTCGGCGTCCGCGAACGTCAGCGGCTGCCGGTACGGGTCGCGCGCACCCACCACGACGCACGGCAGCGACACCGTGTCCTGCTGGGAGGGGTAGACCGACCACCCGCCCGGCATGTCCGCGAACTCCGTCTTGAGCGCGGTCGCGATGGCCTGCCGCTTGGTGATGGCGAGCGAGGTCACGCGGCCACCCGGAGCGCGGTCTCGTGGAGCGACTGCTCGAGCAGCGGGAGGAGCGGTCGCCAGCGCTCGTCGTACACCCGGTCGGCGTCGTACTCGGCGGCCTTGGCGATGGCCGCCTCTCGCAGGTACGGGTCGCCCACCGAGTCCCACGCCTCCTCGAGGCGGGCGAGGATGCCGTCGGTGAACGGCGTGAACCACCACGACCGCTGGACGACGTCCCACTCGCGCTGGCCGGCCACCAGCCAGCCGCCGCCCACCAGCTCCGGCTGCGCGGAGAAGTCGGACACGATGACCGGCAGCCCGCACGCCTGCGCCTCGATGACGGGGATGCCGAAGCCCTCGCCCTTGCTGGGCGAGAGGAGCACGTCGGCGGCCTGGTACAGGGTGGCCATGTGGTCGGGTCCTATCTGCCCGATGAGGTAGGCGTAGGACGGCGCCCAGGACACGCGGTCCGGCGGGATGTCCGCGGCGGCGCACAGCTCGCGGAGGTCCGGTCCGCTGATGCCCACCTGGGAGCTGTGGAGGTGGAGCCGGGCGAGCGGGTGGCGCGCCATGAACCTGCCGACCGCGTCGAGCAGCTGGTCCCACGACTTGCGCATGGGGACGCCGTGGGCCGTGGCGTTGACCACGATGTAGAACGCGTCCTGGTCCCAGCCCATCCCGGTGCGCGCGGCCGCCTTGTCGCCCGGCCGGAACACGTCGGTCTCGATGGCGTGCGGCACGTAGTGCGCGTCGACGCCGGCGTCGGCCAGGGCACGCTCACCGAACCGCGACATGGCGATGGTGGGATGGCCCTTCGCCCACGCGGTCACCAGCGGCGGCACGGGGTCGTGGTCGATGGGCGTCCACCACGCGGACGGGATGCCCTCGAAGCGCGCGGCGTCGTACTTCCAGACGTCGTAGAGGCCGAGCAGCAGCGCGGGCCCGTCCTCGGACCACATCGCGTGGTGGGCGGGCAGGATGTCGTTCCCCACCTCCGCGTTGCCCATGGGAAGGATGGGGACGCCCGGCAGGTTGGGGTCGCCGCGGACACTGCCGTGGAGGCCGTAGTTGGCGGCGATGGCGACCTGGTGCCCGTCGGCTGCGAGCCGCCTCACCACCTGCGTCGTCTGGGTCCCGTAGCCCGAGGGCGCCCAGGGCGCGTTGCTCGCCCACAAAATCCTCATGCGACGAGCCAGTTGCCGGGCATCTGGCCGTACAGGGCGGCATCCGCCGTGGGGATGACGTCGGTCCTCACCCGGACCGCGTACTCGGCCAGCCCGCCGAGGTAGCCCATCGGGGCGTCGGGCAGCTTGTAGTAGAACGCCGCGGCCGCGAGGGCCGCCGACCGCCACGAGGGCGGGCATGCCACCTCGGTGATGGCGTCGGCATACGGCGGCAGGACGTGGTCCTCGGCCACTGGGTTGCCCAGCCTGCGGTCCACGTAGCGCGAGCCGAGGTACACCGCGGCAGCGGCCCGCTCGGTGACGGTGGTGCTGCCGGGTGCGAGGTTCGCGACGAGGTCCGCTGCCGTGGCGTAGACGTCCACCGTCAGGCCAGCGGGTACCCGACGATGCTGTAGGTCATCGAGTCCGAGTCGCCGTGCACGGTGACGACCCGGAAGACGTCCTTGATGGCGGTCGTGGCCGAGTAGTTCGCCGCGACCGGCACGTCCGGGTGGACGATGATGGTCGTGAGCGTGGTGCCGGCCGTGGCCGCGACGCTCGTCAGGACGGTGCCCCAGAGCGTGCCACCGGCGACGGCGCCCCGGTAGTCCTGGAGCTGGAAGGTGACCGAGGGGGTCGACGTGATGGCGGTCGCGTTGAGGGTGATGGCGAGGCCCCGCGCGCCGGGTGGCAGGCGGAACGCGCTGGATGTCGCCGTCGCGGTCCGTGCCGCCGAGGAGAGGATGGTGAACGGGGACGCGAGCTTGTTAGCCACGGGTGCTGCTCCTTCGCGGGATGCGCGGGCCGTGGCGCCTCTCCCCGGGCGCGGCGGTCGCCTGCTCCACCACGTCCGGGGTGGTCACCGGCTCGAAGTAGATGGCGCACGTGCGGGTGACGG